GGGTAAGTACGTCACACTTCACCGCACGAAAGTTCCCTCAGCGCCGTCGAAGATTGTTAATACTTTCACAAGATCGTTAAAAAGGTAACGGGACAGTCACCGTAGCAACTGCCCCGCATATAAAGGAGGTCTATCATTAGATAATAGGCTTAATTGTGAAGAATGCGCAGATCGTAGATAGCACCGGTAGGCGGGACGTTGAACGAACCTACTAACCAATTATACCGGTTAATCGTGATCGTAGTTGTAGCGCTTGACATAGCAACCGCAAACAGGACAGAAGCAACGCTAGTATTATTCTGCAATAGTGCATTAACATACTTCGTCACTGTACCGCCCCCGCGGATCGACGCAAGATCTCCCGACGTTAACCTTCCGCTAATGGTAGTTTCACCGCGCAAGCCGGCTGCGTCGCGCCAAACGAAGTTAAACGGGACGTCCTGCGAGATAGTGCTATTCGTGAGAAGATCGCCGTAAAATCCGCGCATATTAAAGATAACGCCGTCTGTACTCATCGTATGCGAGTTGGTCACATTATTTAACGGCGCAACTCCTTCTATTCTGCTGCTGTTAGCGATAATTGAAGCGCCGGCTAAATCGTCCGTACAACCGTACAGAGTAACGTTCGTCCTGTTCATCTGATAACTTGCAGTTGTACAATGGTCAAAGTAAACCTGCGAGTCATCACACTGAATATTAGAAATCGTTGACCCGGAGAATACAGCGCTGCAGCCCTTAAGGTAAACTTCTCCGATAGTTCCGCGCCGTACGTTTAACTGGCAGTTATAGCCGCGTACATTCGGGATTGCCGTAGCAGGGTTAGCCGCGTCAACAGAGATCGACAGACCGCAGTCAACAATCTGCAGAACGTCGTTTGTATTGCTGCCGTAAATATAGCAGTCGAAAAACTGCGGATTGTTAAAGCGCTGTCTGTAAGCGTGTACTGCACTGAATTCTTCCAACGACTGAAACGGCTTAATATCGCTTCCGGAAGGGTTCGTAGCCGTCGAAGTTGTCTTAACGTAGCAATAATTCGTTGCCTGCACAGGATCGCCGGTATACATTTCCGAGATCGCGTTAGAAGTAAGATTCGTGCGCCAAATGTTAAAGAAACCCCTGGTAGCGGCTCCGCCGGTGATAAAGACAGCGCTGTTTATGAAGAGATCTTCTCCGATCATGCAGCCGCCCTCAAACTCACCATAAGGGAAGTGCCCGTTACCTTCGCCCAAATTGATAATGGTATATACGTTGTCCGGATCTCCTAAGTGATAGCGCACAAGCGCCCGCGGGTACATATGCGCCCCGTATACGTCGTTTCCGTGAACAATGATTCCCTGCTTCTGAAACTTAAAAGCGTTATCATACTTGATAGGAAGGTAGATAGATCCTTCTAGTCTGATAGCACCGTCGTCTTCTGCGGGGTTCATAGAGAAGAAGTATTCTCTTCGATAGTCGCCCGCCCAAGCAGCGAATACAAGCGGCTTATCCGCGTTACCGGTTCCGATGCCGTATACGTTGCTCACCGCGCGCCCCTCAAGAAATGGCGGCAGAAGTTCGCTCATATTCCACTCCTTCGTGATCGTATACGTCGGAGACGGAGCCGTCCCGCCAATCGTAACCTCATAGACGCGGATATTCGCCGCGCTGTCGCTTCCCGGAGTGACGTATAACTTGCCGTTGTAATATGTCATATCATTCATATGCCCAAAATCACTAGCCGGCAGTTCCGTCTGTGTCTCTACTGCACCAGACTCAAAGTTAACCTTATAGATATATGTATGATCCGCGTTTTCCAAATTTCCGCCTAAGTATAATACAGGCGCGTTATCATAGATTGACCCGTTCGGAGAGTACGCCATAGACTGCAGCGCAGACTTAGACCAATTCATTACCACTCTACAATATCGCTGCGCGTGAAACTGTCGGATAATCCGGAACGCCTGCTCAAAGATATTTGCCAGTTCTCCGGAGTCCGCCATATCTTCCAATTTTGCGTTGATTTCCTGCTGCACATCAAGATTGTTGAAGTAGTTATTTACGAAGTCGGTTAAGTCAGCAAACTCTAACCGGATCGCTTCAATTTCGGCTTCCGTCGCGTCCTGCAACTCTTTGAATTTCGCAATAAACTCTTTGACCCGTTTAATAATCCAATCAAGATTATAATTAGCAAAGTCGCGATAAGGATATTCTGTGAACATACTATTCCCCCTTCTTAGTAAGTGTATAAGCAGAATTCTTTATAAAATGAGTCCGCAATCACGTCATAGACGTTAAGATTGATACGCAATTCCACTTCTGCCTGCAGCATTTCCTGCGACGTAGTGACGCCAATATTGCCGTATAGATGCGCGCTGTGCTTCAACTCTCTATCGCTTGTGCCGGCGTTTGTAGTGCTGCCGGTGCTGTCGCTCTTGCTGTCCGGTTGATACGTAGTAGCATTATAGGCGGAAACGGTGTCTTCCGTGCTTCCGGTCTGGCTTGCGTTTGCGCTTGTCTCTAACGATTCCGTATCTGTATATTCTTCGTGTCTGTCGTAGTTGTGAATGGGGTTATACTCCGCTTCCAATGCCTGCGAGATCTTCCAGAACGTCCACTCGTTTTTCGTAGACCAGATCCCGATGGCGGACTTCATGAAATCGAGATCCGGATAAGTAAGCGGCGCTTCCCCGTAAGACAGAAGAATTGTATTTACGGCGGTCTCTTTATCCACGCCCACGGGAAGAAGGAAGTTATCGAATAACGTATCATCATAATTATAAAGCCCTATCAGAGTTAACTTTGGTGTATGGCTCATTCTCTTCTTTTCTCCTTTCCGTGATCGTCTTAAAAGTGATATTCAGATCAAACATAGCATTAACGCGATCAATCGACTCCCGCAGGCACTCCGTCCAGGTATCAAGCCTGCTGCCGGCGTCAGAAATCAGCATATTGATTTCCGGTATGACGCGGCGCTCCTTCTTATCGTCGATGATAGGAATTCCGATTTCACGGTCAAAGTCGTTAAGAATATTCCTCATATCCTCAAGCAGTCGATCCGTGATATAGTTCCTGCCTACGTCGTAGGCTTCGATAAAAACCGGACTATCCCCGTCAAGATCTTCGCCTTTTAGGATCTTATTGACGATAACGGCAGGATCTCCCGCAGAGATCTTCTCAAGCACGATCTTCAAAGACTCTGCTGCCTGCTTGTTTTTAGCGAACGCGAGATAAGCAAGACGCGAGTTAACCAGGGACGACTTGACCGACGTAAAAGCCGTTGATAACTGCACCGCGTAATGTTCGATAATATCGCAGATCCCGCGATAATCCGGAGTCAGTCGGATAAGTTCGCAGTCCGTTCCGATTTCTCCCTCATATCTGACTAGCGGCTGTGTGACAAGCAGTTTCCGCGGCTGCAGGAAAAGCCCGTAACCGGTAAGCGTGCAGATCTGCGGGATAGTGCCATATTCTGCAGTTGGAACAATACCAATATAGCCGTTTCCGAATAGTACATTCTTGAAGTAGTTCTTGTTCCACTCCGTAGGCAGTCCGAAATCAATAATAGAGAGTGCCCGCTGATATAATGCGCGGAAAAAATAATGCGTCGTTAGGTCATTCTCTACAGTTCCGACAGGACTATAGGTGCCCTGGTAGGTATTTATCGCTTCATAATCTAAAGGTTCATACAATGCAGATCCCTCCTTCACTCGATGAAAAAGCCGGAGTTAATGAAACTGTCGATAGCGTTGATAATGTCGCCGGATGCCGTGATTGCCGCGTGCGCATTGACGCACTCACAATATCCGCTGCAGGACGATAGCGTTACAGGTTTCATAGTCGGCACTCCCATAACAGACGCCATTTCGGAAGGCTCACAACTCGTAGAATGTGCGACCGAATAACATACTATATTATGATTGATCCCCGCGCCGGCTCCCCCGCCAATACCGCCAATACAACTCATGTGAGTAGACAGCGACTTATCAACAACGTTATAGGAAGTTGAAATAGCGCCGGTCACTGCACTAAAGATATTAGGCGTAGGTGATAAAGCAGCACTTACGGCTCTTGTAGCGCCCTGGAATGCCGTCTGCGCAACTTCCCCTAACGAAGTCCGCTGATTAATTCCAATCGGGTAAGACGACTGGCAGGAACCGCCGTACGTGCCAATGATCTCCCCGCCTGACCGGACTTCGTAGCAAATTACGCCGTCGGTCAGAGTATAGGAATAGTTGACAGAAATGCTGCTTGCCTGCGTCAGACTATCCGATGATAAGTTAACCATACCGACAAGCGGCAAGTATAAATATAAATCTTCGCAGTAAGCACGGCGCCAATCTGAATACTGCCAGGGAATGCTTACGGTCACAGATCCCGTAACCGGTCGCGCCGAAATCACGGACGCCGTTACACCGGTTGCATAATTGCCCAAATAGATCTCCTGCGTCCCTTCAATCGAACCTTCACCAATGGAAAAAGGAATCCAATGACAAGAACGAATACACGCCGGCGCGTTCTCGAATCCGTTCCCCGCTAGTCCGGTCTGTACAAGTCCGGTTGTCAGAGACGATAGCGCGTTTTCGACGGTCGAAAAGTCAAGCGCCTGGATCGCCTGCAGTAGAGTCGTGTTCTCTGTCTGGATGTTATTAATAAGAGTCTTAAGCCCGCCTAAACCGATATAATAGGTGACGGCTCCGGACTGTCCTACAGTAGACAGAATATAATATCCACCCGAGTGCCAAAACGGAGCCGCGACCGAAGACGTCTGCACGGTGCAGTCTGCTTTAACCGGTATACGCTTATCCGGTAACCACTGCCCGCCGGATACGGACGAATAAGAGACAAAAGCCCTGGTCTGCAGGATCTCACTTTTGAAAGTCGCTAACACGTCCATAGTGCAGGACACCTGCACCAGGTTATTGCGCTGATATGTTATATCATCAACAAAATAATACCAACTTCCCCACCGACAATAGTTATAGTCAAATTCCGCGTTAGGGTAATTTAGCAGAAAGACAGGACTCCTGTCCGAAGTCCCGTCTTTAAGCACAACGGGCAGCGTCTCCATAAAAACACTTTCTGCAGGCCGCAGCGTAGAATTTTTACGTTTCGCGAAGCGCCCGAAATAGATATTAACCGCCATTATTCCTCACCCATATAAAGCACAACCGCGTTCTCGGTAAAATCATTCCATAACTTCTGGGTAAAGTGCCAAAAGATATTAGTATAACCGCCGCGCGGGTTAAACGGAGTTGCCGCCTGCCAGGTACTGCATCGCGTGATTCCTGCCGCCTCTTCATCAAACAGAACGCCAACGATGTTGGGCACACTAACTGCAGTAGCGACCGTAGTTAACGTGCCGTTAGCGTTAAGGATTGTGGGCTTAGCCTGCACAGAATTAGGATTTTGGATATTCTGCCAGTAAGTGACGCCTTCGAAGTCAATCATCTTTAACCGGTCAGCACCAAAGACAGTAGGAAGAGCGACGGAATTAATGGCGTCTAAGACGTTCGCGCTCATGTATGCTTTCAGTTTATCCGCCGGCGTATGACGCATTACTTCTTTGCCAGTAACGTTGGTGTGGAAGATCTGGCTTCGTTCGCTTAACTGTCTTGTCAGACGGTTCACAAACGAGTAAAGCCACTTAGTAAACGGCACAAAATTATCCGGGTTAAACACATCATCTAATGTCAGAGTGACGCCTGCTTCTGCATTATATTTCTGCAAGACGTCGATATAACGCGTCGTGTTATTAGGAGTTGCCGCAACGCCGGTAATAAGGTTAATCAGACAGGCGCGCGCTTCCTCTTCTCTCACCTGCTCTAACTGATCTTCTACGTTCTGCATCACGCCGGAGATAAAGCGGCTAAACTCATCCGCGGACGAAAACGCCGCGTCTAACTGATCGCGGAAAATAGTGATGCTCTTCTGGTACTGCGTCGCTCCGTAAAAATTCGTCTGCAGAATTTTAGGCTTATTAACGCGCCAGGGGTCTACCGACTGTCCGTCAACAAGAGTCATTCTATCATCATTCTCTAATGCCCCGTCCACGAAGTTGATCTTTCGCGTGATCGCCCCGAATTTCTGCTCCGTAACGTCCATTCCCTTAAATTTAGCGGAGTAAGGACGAATAGAGAAGATCGTTCTTCCGATCACATGCGAGATAGAATTAATTACGTTGTCATATCCGGTCTGCAGCACGGTCTGCGCCACAGAAACAAAGTTGCCGGCGTCTACAGATGCAAGCGGTGCCTTTCCGGTTGCCTGCTCATATAATGCGGTCAGAAAAGCCGCGGACTGTTCAAAGGTTAAACTATTAACTGCCATTATTCATTGTCTCCCTTCGTTGAAGCAAAATATAAATTCAGCATCGTCTTTAATTCGGCAATTGCGCGCGTGTTATCTTCAATGATCGTACGCAATTTGTCGTTGCTGATAGCCAGGTAGATACAAGCGGCAATCGGGAAGCCGATTGTACTAATTAACTGAGTAAACGTCTGTACGTCCATATACATACCCCCCAAAAATGCGAAGCAGGCGGTCGCGCCGGTGAGTAGTGAGAATATCACTTCACCGGCTCTGCGAAAAAATCTTCAATCACTTTGTCGGCAGTAAGGTGCACCGTTTCTTTCCCGCCTTCCGCCGACCGGATATTATTTGCCTGCAGTCCCTTTAATGTTACTTTCACCGCGGCAAGTTCTTTCAGCACATCCTGCAGCGCGTCATTCTGCGGTGCCGGTGCCGGTTCCGGATCTGCCGGCGCCGGTTCCGGTTCTGCCGGCGCGGGTTCCGGTTCTGGTGCCGGTGCCGGCTCCTGCGGTGCTTCAAGTGCTAAGATCTCTTCTTTTGTATATCCTGCTTCTAATAACGTAATAGTCTGTTCTAATGTCATGCGTGTTATCTCCCTTCTAAGAAAGACGGCACCGGGTACCGTGCCGCCGCACGTGCGCGGGTTTCCGTCCCTTGCGTTGCGCTCCGGTGCCTATCATTATTGTAAATTGATTGTTAAATAGTTGTCAATAGATTTTAAAAAAACTAAGGAAGTCCTCTTTAATGATAAGTGATTCATACGTAAAGCGCCCACGGATCGCATATGCGCGAACATCCGGATAGCGCCGGAGTACCTGCTGCGCCTGCTCTTCGCTCGCGCCGTACTCTGTGATAGCATTACGGCAATACTTAGATACATAGTAACCATTCTTATTCCAGATTGTGAACCGTCCGCGAATCGACAAGATCGGACGCGAACCCGTCAGATCTGCAAACTTTACGCCGGTATCGTCGTTATACGCAAAGTCATTATTATATGCCATATTGAAGAAATCGGTATCCGTTCCGATTGCTTTTACAAGCGCTGTCTTCTTCCTTTTCAACTGTATCTGCTCCGACTTTGGCAGACAGATAATAATTGACCTGTCTTCCAGGATAGACAATTCTTGCCCCTTCCAAGCCATCTTCTCGATTTTCTCACCAATTCGGAGAGCCTGCAATATCGGGTTATTAATGTCGTTTGCGTTCGCGATCAACCAGACTTTAAGCGGCTTTTCTCCGTTTAGTTCCCGGTTTCCGCTTATGGTTACGTACGCATTGAGAAAAGCGGCGCCTTCGTCTTTCATTCGCATGACGTGCCTTTCCGGGATAAACTCGTCGAATACAACGTCAGTATATCCTGCACCGGAAAAGCCGCGGATCTTAGCGACAGTAGACAGCGCCATAGTCAGACCAATGACGTTATCATCTTCCGGTTTCCCCTGCAGTATCTTTCCGGTATACTCGCCTTCCTTCTTTGCTGATATGTCAACGCGTCCTAGCGCAAGGAATGGGTTTACCGTCTGCCCGGTGATAAAGTCCGCTTCCGCCTGCGTCCGTCTCATGAGTATAAACCGCCGGTTATCGTCTAGCATAAGTTTTAACGTTCCGTAAGTTTTGCCCACCTGTCTACCGCCAATAAGCACGACAAAAGAAATGCCGTGCTTATCAGCAAGAGTATCAATATAGGGAATGTTCAGATAACCGGACGGCAGATACAGCCGGCTCATAGTCTGGCGCCGTCACAGATCCTAACGGCTAAATATTCCAGGTATGCGAAGAATCTTCTAACTTTCCTTCTCATTTCAGCACCACCGCCTTCGTACTTACAAATCCTGTCCGCGTCTCTCCCTTCACCACATATTCTACAAGCAACCAATCAACAGGACGGCTGTCTGTAGAGTAGTAACCATAGCAATTAAGGACAGTCCCGTTATAAACGGTGTCGATGATTTCCTTATGGATCGACGCCCCCGCCCGGACAAAAGCACCGCCGCGCGGCGTGTACTTCTTTCCGTACTTCTTCGCATCCTTCTTCTGTGCATAGTCGATCTTCCGCCGCTCCTGGTCACCGGAGACAACTACAAACGTATGACCGGTACGCCGCACAATGTCGCCCCGCTGCAGTTTCACCGCTTCCCCGTGCAGGACGTCAAAAGCCCCGGTCTTCGTGAGTGCCTTGTCCTGCGTGTTAGTGGTCATCGTCTTTGGAACGTCAAGCCCTGCGGATACGCACGCTGCAGCAACTAAACTGCTGCAGTCGCAGTTGACCGGCTGCGCGATCTTCTCCGGCTTAAAGTCCACCGCTCCGCACGCGTCGTAGAGTGTATAGCGCGCCTTACCTTGCGAATAGCCAATGTTCGGATTAGACGCCGCTCTTTCCATAAAGGAAACGATCTGCTCTGCAACGGCTGCGTCTTTCGCCCTGTATACCGCCAAGTTCTTACCTTCATAATAGTTACTAACCTCTACCTCATGCCCGGTCTGGTCGCCGGCTGTGCCGAATCTGGTCTTGTCTTCGCTAGACCGTGCGTGTACAATCTTAATCATCAAGTTTCAACTCCTTTCGTAAGCACTCATCGTGAATAAAGACAACCGTCTTTCTTTTCGTCCTGGTATAAATAATCTTCTGGTCTGCGGTGCAGAGTTCGCCGCAAATGGGGCAAAAGTGCGCCTGCTCCCGCAGCATTTTGAAAATGTCTAACTTCATCCTTTCCCGCCTTTCTTCGTCTAAAAAATAGAGTATGTCGTTCACGTAGTCATAAAAGTCTTCCGTCAGTTCTTCATCCGCAGAGTCCGGCGGCAGCACCGCAGGGATGCCCACCGCCCGGAGATAGTCCTGTCTGGTAATCATTATCCAAGCAGATCGTAAACTGCATCGATGATTCGGTCTTGATCTTCCTGCGAAAGCGCCGCGTAGACGATGCTATAATATTTTCCGTCTGCGCCCTTACGTGAAGGAAACGAGATAAACTCTCTTTCGTCCGTCTTGCGCTTCGCCACCGTGCAGCCGTAAACGGTCAGACCATTAATGTCTAAATCAAAGAAGATAGTACCGGTCTTATCGTATTCGTTCGCCCTGCGGATGCCGAACGACTCGACTTTCACAAACTGTCTCTCCTGCGTGTTACTCTTTCTCTGTCTCTCTCTTGCCATAGTTACAAGTCCTTTCTCCGGGATCGCCCGGGCGTAAAATAAGAGTTAAAAATGCTCTATGCGTTTTCAGCCGCTTCCCGAAGGTAAGCAGCATTACCGCCCCTGTCGTAGTGTTTACGGAGTCTACAATGCCCGTCACTCCGTAAACTACATCTTCTACCAGATCCCACGGGCGCGGGATATAGCCGGCGTTAATCATGAAATCACTACCTTATACTTCATATAAGGAAAGAAGTTGAAAAACTCATTTGCCGCCTTCTTCTTTGTGCGCTCCCAATCGTCAGGAAGTCCTTTGTCGATTTCCATAAAGGAAATCTCTGTGACCATTCGCGCCAGGACTGCACAGTGCCCGGTATAAAAGCCGTCTTCGTCTGTCGTAATCTTTACGCCAATCTCTTCTGCAAACTCTTCAAACGGTGTCATAGTAGGCTCCTTTCTATTATAACTGGTATACTTCAGTGTAGACCGTTTCCCAACGATGAAGTGCCGCGCAGGTATCCAGATCCGCAATCGGTAAGCGTTCGATCTTGAATAAGAAACGCTCTCCGACGTTTGCATAATTGCTATCGATCCGATAACGATATCTGCGAGTATCAACGTCGCCTTCCCGCTTGATCCTCTCAATGAATCCTTTTCTAAGTCCGCTTTTCATTTCTCGTTCCTTTCCGCCCGGTGCGCAAGCACCGGGCTATGTGCATTGTAGTTATCACGCTTCAAGTTCCCAAGATTCCTTCTTGTAGCGATCCTTCATGAAATAGTAGGCGTCGTCTTCCTGAAATCTTACTTCACCGAAGGAATAGATAATTCCGTGAACCGTGTTATTAAGATAGATCGTATCAAACTCGAAATCAATCGAACAAGGGTTAGATACTTCTTTGTTGATTCTTACTGTCGCCTGCAGATTGCACTTGAAATTGAATTCTTTCTCAATAGCCGTTCTGATCGCATTCTCAATAAATTTCTTAAACATTGTTTGTTCTCCTTTTCTCTATCCTGTTTATATTTTCCTTGTCCCTTCGGACAAGTATATAATAACAGATCCTGCAGCCTAAGTGATGAATAAACTGTAACTTTTTTGTTAACAATGTGTTAACAATTAAAACGCCCGCTGCTCCAGGTCAATGAAAGAGTAGTCAGCGCCTATCGTATACATAGTATCGCTAATTTCCTTCTCAATCGGGCAGATTATAACCGAAGAAGCGCAGTCGATCTTGTGACCGTTGATTGTCTCCGTACGCGGCAGATCTTCGACGTAAAGCGCCCTGGTTCCGCCACAATGCCGAAATATGAATCCGTCCTTTAGATTATCGATCTCGCCCAACTCCTGCGCGTTCGTCTTCTTGACCGGCTTTCCGTCCATCCATTTGATCGCGCTTTTAGGGATGCCGGCAATAGTAACTTTAAGTTCCCCTTCTTCGATCATAGCGTAGCACTTCGCGTGCAGTCCACGAAACGCGGTCAACTCCGGCTCTCGCTCCGCGAATCCTAGCACCTTTTCGCCAACGATAGCGCCGGCGGCTGCAGCGCGCTCACGGATCTGTGCGTTATAGGCGTCAATCTTCTCTTGAGTGTCTGTTTCTTCTATATAGAAAACAGAGTCCGTATCGCAGTAAAGGAAGTTGTCGTAGCCTATCGTAGTAATCAGATCGAAGAGAGCCTTTCGCGCGTGCGCCGTTGTCCAAACGCCGTACTGATAGGGAAGGAAAGAGTTATAGGATCTGTAGAAAGCGGCTAGCGCCTTCTCCGCATCTACCGGCTTTTTCTCTAACTGCAGATCATCAGATACGCCATATTCGTCCCGAACAATAGCCGTAGCCGTCATCCCATAGATTCCGTTCAACTTCGCTTTAGACGCCATATAAAGCAGCGGATCTGACTGCTTTAGTTCGCACTTTGCCCGGAAATACTTCATCACCTGTTCCCGTAACCAGGCGGGAAGCGGTCTCCGGCTAGCCGTATACATCAGATCCACGGCTTGCGTCTCATACGTATACTGCGCTGTATAGATAGCATAGTCGATTTCCGTACAGACGATTGATAGCCGCTCTGCAGATACAACTTTACCGTTCAGCCGCAGCGGATTATCAAGTTGCAGGCACTTAGACGACGGCAGGAAAGGCGCAGTAACTCCCGGTCTGATCTTGACGCCGGTCAATGTCAGAAGGAAGATGCAGCACTTATTATTTAGAAGAAACTGCAATTCTTCTGTAGACTCAACTTCGCCGTACTTATTAAATCTTCCGTGCGGAAAGTAGTTAAGCATCTGCCGCGCCGGATACGAAGAAGTAAAATCAACGTGCCCTAACTTCCCGCGCACAGTAGAGCCGGAGTAGGCGTAACTGCATATTGTTACACCGCCCTGAAAGCCCTGCCGCATTAGCATATAAAGCGGCAGATCTAGCGCGGAAACCTCAAAATCTTCGCGCCAGGAGCGGACTTTCTCGCTAGCGTGCCGGCAGTCCGTACGCACGAAGCCGGTTGACGTCATAGGCGCCTTATAGGCGTAAGTATAGCCCTGCGCCTGCAGATACTGCGTGATTGCGTCGTGCTGTGACGCCACATCAGAGAACATATAATGCCAGTCAACTTCCGTTAGTTCGCTGTCCTGGTAGCGTATTACGTCATAGTCTACTGTCCCTGTCGCTTTTAGGTACGTCTTCGCGTAGTCCTTGCTAAGAGTGTCTAATGACAGTCCGGTAAGCCGGTAACTGCACAGAAAACGGACGCCCGGTACATCGATATAAAGATAACTGTGGTTATCAGTCGCGAGTATCTTTAACTGATCTCCGGCGTACTGCTTCAAGTAGTGCTTTAGGTACTGCCCGTCATAAGCGAGATTGTGGACGTATATGATGATCTTCTTGTCAGATCCTAAGCCGTAATGGCCCCGCAGTTTTTCCAATAGTGCGACAAACTCCGCCGGTGTGCGACCGTAGACGTAACGCCCGGAGAGAAGAAACGCCCATTGATAGACCCAAGCAACCGGGTTTTCTGTGTCGTGATTGTGTGACGTCTCCGTATCAAAGACGGCAAAATTGCGTGCCCAAAGTGTAGTCTTTTTTGCTTTTCTGTATTTATCGAAGCGCAGCGGCGGCAGCGCGATTTCATCAGTAGTATAAGCGGTTATTGCTTCTGCGCCGGTGCGTGTGGTCACCGTGCTATTTATCATGTTAACTTCCTAATTCAGACGCATCTTTTAAAATCTTTTGGTTAATATCCTTAAATGACAAACCAACCCTTTCTAGTGCGTTTTTAAAACTGCTAGAGGACTGTATTTCTTGCGCAAGTTCTTCTAGTGATAGTTTCTTTTCGCGCTTAGTTTCGCCGTTTTTCCGTGTGTATGCTTCAAGTATAACAATATATGTTTCCGACTCATAAAGACGATTCTTCTTCTTTTTCGGCAGTTCCTTATACAGATCAAGTAATGCTTCAAAGTCGAAGCCTTCTTTTTCAAGTTCCGGATATGCCTTCTTTAATCCCTCAATTACATTCCTTCGATATTCTTTGTATCCCGTGACTGTAGACGTCTTATAGCCAAGAAACTTCTCTAACGCCCGCTTTTGTCGTTCTACTTCTCGCACTGTCCCTTTGCCGGTCTCGCTAAATCTGCGCCTTCCGATGCTCTGCAGGTAAGCCGTGCCCGCTTCATATCCCGGACTTTTCTCCTGCAAACCGCGCCGCTCCATTTCTACGAGACGCTGATTCGCTCTTTTTGCCATCAATTGTAGTTCTCTGCTGAATACTCTTTCTGCCATTTTTCTAATTCCTTTCTGCTGCAGCCGGTCGCGATCCGCAGCGCGTCCTTTGTAGACTCGTCCGGTGTCTCTGCCCGGTTAAGATCTGCGTACTTATCTATATTAGTATGTGCTGACCATAGATAGCCCCGTTGTTTCTGTTGCATCTCTGCATCACTCCTTTTTTCTTTAATGCTAGCGCCCTAATATAACATAGTCAAGCCGTTACCTTTTTAACGATCTTGTGAAAGTATTAACAATCTTCGACGGCGCTGAGGGAACTTTCGTGCGGTGAAGTGTGACGTACTTACCC